AAGGTAATCTTAAAAAAGCTTTTAAATTAGAAGATAAATTTGAATTAAGAAGAAACGCAGATTCAAATGTTATTGCAACAATTTCCAATAAAATACTTTTAGACACCTCATTTGAGGAAGCCGAAAAAAAGTAAATAGCGACCCTGAGATAAGGTCGCTTTTAGCAGTAGCAGACAGACTTCACATAACAGTACAAGAGGTTTTAGATATGCCTGTAAGCCATTATAATCTTTGGTTAGCTTACTTGAAAAAAGAGCAAGATGAGTATAAAACTCAACAAAGGCTTTCTAAAATAAGGAACTAATAATGGCAAATCAAAGACTACTCATTGACATAATTGCAAATGATAAAACTAAACAAGCCTTAGGTGGTTTGCAAAAAGGTCTTGCTAGAGTAAAACAATCAGTATTTAATTTAAGAAACGCATTTATAGGTCTTGGTGCTGGAGTAGTTATAAAAGGATTTATAGATGCTGGAATACAAATAGAAAATCTTGAAGTACAATTAAACGCATTATTTGGCTCTGCTAGAGAGGGAAAAAAGGCATTAAAAGAAGTCACAGACTTTGCATCAGGCACACCATTTGAACTTAAAAATATTCAACAAGGTATTACAGCATTAGCAACGATTAGAAAACAAGCAGAAGAAAATGGTGTTTCATTTCAAGAACTTTTAAAAATTACAGGTAATACAGCAACAGTATTAGGTGGAGATTTTGCATTAGCATCTTTACAAATTCAAAGATCATTTAGTGCTGGTATATCAAGTGCCGAACTCTTTAGAGAGAGAGGTGTTAAAGCTATGGCTGGATTTAAAGAGGGAGTCAGTATTAATGCTAATGAATCAATAAAAGGTTTAGCAAAAGCATTTGGTACAGGTGGAGAATTTGGAAATCTAATAGATGATTTAAGTAAAACTTTATTTGGTACAATATCAAACTTAAAAGATGCTTTCTTTATATTCCAAGTAGAAGTTTCTAAAGGTTTCTTTGAAGCATTAAAAAGTAATTTAGGAGATTTAAAAAAGACAGTAGAAGATAATAGAAAAGAGATTGCAGAGTTTGGACAAGTAATTGGGTCAGGTTTAAGTTCAGTAATTAGTGGAACAGCAAAAACAGTTAAATTTTTAAAAGATAATATAGATTTTATTACTGAAGCATTTAGATTATTTATAGCTTTAAGAGTGGTAGCTTATTTCCATAGTTTAGCAGTAGCGATAGGTGTTGTGAATACAGCTATGTTAGGATTAAACGCAACAGTTAGAAAAAATTTGTTAATAGGAACAACAGTTGTAATCTTATCTCAGTTAGACAAAATTATAGCAAAAATTAAAGAAGTAATAGCTGGGTTTAGAAAAATGGCAACAGACTCAGAGTTAGAAAAACCTGAGCATCATGCAGAGGGCATGGTAATAAAATTTGGTAGGGTAGAAACTATAACAGAAGCAATAAGAAGAAATTTTTTAAGTATTTTTAGTTCTTTAAGAGATGCAAACTCAGGAGCAATAAAAGAGATGCAAGGTAAAATGACATCTATTGGAAATACTATTGGACAAGGATTAAATCAAGGTATTAAAAAATTTTCAGATGCTTTAGCAGAATCAGTTATTTTAGGAAAAAATTTACAAGAGACTATGCAAAATTTAGCACAGACAGTTATGGTTAAACTATTGTCATTTACTATTGAGTTAATTTTAAGAAAACAAGTAGAGTTAATTTTAGAACAAAAGAAAACAAATGAATTAAGGTCTCAAACAACAGAACTTAAAAGGCAAATGGCTTTTAAAATGTTTAGTAGTTTTATGGGTATGCCAATGATGGCTAGTGGAGGAGCAGTAAGTAAAGGTCAGCCTGTTGTAGTTGGAGAAAGAGGTGCTGAGGTATTTGTTCCAAATAGCACAGGTCAAATTACACAATCAGCTAGAGGTACAAGTGGTGGTGGAGTAAATGTGAACTTTACAATTAACACAATAGATTCAAGAGGATTTAGTGATGCTTTACAAGAGAACAGAGGTACTATAACAGGAATAATAAACAATGCTTTAGCAGAAAAAGGAAGAAGTGAGTTAATATAATGGCTGGTGCGTTTCCAATATCAACATCTAAATTTCAAACACTTGGTATTAAGTCTGTTCAGAATACAATTATATCAAAATCCATCTCAGGAAAAAAACTAACAAGACAAGTAGATAATCAAAGATTTGGCTTTACAGCTAGAATAATTACAGCAAAAAGATCAGATGTTTATGGAGAACTGATGGCTTTTATAATTAAGCAAAGATCAGGTAAAGAAAACTTTACTATTATTCCACCTGAAATAGAAGATGCTAGAGGTAATGTTAGTGGTACTGTTCTTGTAAATGGTGTTCACGCAGTTGGAGACACTACAATAGATATTGATGGCATGACAGGAACATTGAAAGCTGGAGACTTTGTAAAATTTGCATCACATAATAAAGTTTATATGGTAGTTGCAGACGCAACAGCCGATGGGTCAAACGAAGCAACGATTACAATAGAGCCACCTTTAATAACAGCTTTGACAAATGATTCTGTTGTCACTTACGATAATGTACCTTTTACTGTTCATCTAATAAACGATATTCAAGAATTTGGTACTGTAGGTGCAGATAAAGATGGTAATGTTTTATATCAATTTGAGTTGGATGTTGAAGAAACTCTTTAATGAAAAAATACAAGATTACACACTTAATTAGTGCAGACTTTGAAGCTACGGCGATTGTCAATGAAGATCAGATTGATGATAAAACAAACGATTTAAAAGCTTATCAAAAACCTGATAGCAAATTTAATTTTACCATGTTAAAAGGTACAGAAACCATAACTAGAACATATTACGAGGAACATGGCACGAACATTAACGACAGCAGTAAAAAACGAGTTATTAACAGGTCAGATTAGACCAATACATCTTATAGAAATAGGATTTTCAACACCTGTATATTTAACTGATTGTGGTTTCAATTTAACTTCTTCAATATCAGGCACAAGTAGAACTTACACAGCTTCTCCATTTTTGGTGGGTGGCTCATCATTTGAAGAACAAACAGATATTTCAAAAACTTCATTAAGCTTATCTTTATCAGGTGCAGATCAAACATTTATATCAACAGTTTTAAATGAAAATGTAGTTAATGATACTGTTGAAATATATAGAGGATTATTAAATTCAAGCAATTCTATAATTGCTGACCCAATATTATTATACTCAGGAAACATAGACACATTTGAAATAGCTGAAACAACTACACAATCAAATGTTAAATTAATTATTGTATCTCATTGGGCAGATTTTGAAAAAAAGTCAGGTAGAAAAACAAACAATGCTTCTCAACAAAGATTTTTTAGTACAGATGTTGGTATGGATTATTCAAGTGAAACAGTATTAGATATTAAATGGGGTAGAAAATAATGACAACTTTTAATGAAATAATTAATTTTTATAAATTATTTAATAGATATTCAAATAATACATATGAAGAAATTTATAATCACATAATACAATCTATAAATAACAATCAGTATAAAATATTTAAAGATAAATATATTTATGGCTTTACAAATTGGGCATTTGTAAATCAAGAAACAGAAGATAAATTTTTAAATACAGGTATCATAAAGAATTGGAATTGTGGAGATATTATGTTGCATATTGATTTTATTGCTACAAAAAATGTAAGACAAATAATGAGTTGGTTAAAAAATAATAGTGCAAATACTTTAGGATTAAATAAAAAAATACATTGGGTTAGGTTAGATAATAACAATAAAATTAGAAAAATTATGAAACAAACTACAAAGGATAGTTGGTTATGGGTGCAGTAATAGATAAAATTATTGATAAAGGTAAAGATGTTGTTGGAACAGCTTTTAGTATTTTTACAGGTAATTTTAATCCATTTGTTGCTTTAGGTGTAATTGCTATTGGTTGGTTGTTTGGTAGATCAATGAAACCTGATGTACCTGATTTTGGTACAAATGATTTTGAAGAAACTGAAAGAGGTATATTACTTAATAAACAATCTAATAATGCCTGTATTCCTGTAGTATATGGAGAAAGATTAGTTGGTGGTACTAGAGTATTTATAGAAACTTCAGGAACAGATAATGAGTTTTTATATGTTGCTTTAGTATTGTCAGAGGGAGAGATAAACTCAATAGAGGAAATAAGAGTTGATGATAAAGTCGTGACTTTTGATGGAGCATTAACAGACAATACACAAAGAAGTGTTGCAAGTTCAGATTCTAATTTTTTTAAAGCTGACCCAAATGTAGAGGGGTCATCAGCAGAGAGTACAATCACAATAGAGCCACACTTCGGAACTGATGGACAAAGTGCATCTTCACTATTATCACAGTTATCATCTTGGGGGAGTAATCACAAACTATCAGGTATTTGTTATCTTGCACTAAAATTTAAATGGAATCCTGATGTGTTTGGTGGAATACCTCAAGTACAAGCTAAAATAAAAGGCAAAAAGATTGTCACATTAGCATCTAACTTATCAGAGCAAACAGCATCTTTTTCTACAAATCCAGCTTTTTGTTTATTAGATTATTTAAGAAATGAAAGATATGGAAAAGGTATTGCTACATCAAATTTAGATTTACAAAGTTTTTATGATGCTTCACAAGTTTGCGTCACACAGGTCACACCATTTTCAGGTGCTAGTGATATAAATATATTCGATTGTAATGCTGTTGTTGATACATCTAAAAAAGTAATAGACAATGTAAGAGAAATTATAAAAGGCATGAGAGGTTATTTGCCTTATGTTCAAGGAAAATATAAATTAGTTATAGAGACAACAGGTACAGCTTCAGTATCATTAACAGAGGATGATATTATTGGTGGATATGCTTTAGCTTCTCCTACAAAAAATTCAAAATATAATAGAGTTATAGTTTCTTATGTAAATCCTGACAGAAATTTTCAAGTTGATGAAGTGCAATTTCCACCTATAGATGATAGTGGATTAACAAGTGCAGATCAACACGCAACGATGAAAACAGCAGATGGTGGATTTTTACTAGAGGGTAGATTTGATTTTAGAACTATTACCTCAACATATCAAGCAGAGGAGATGGCTGAAATTATACTTAGAAGAAGTAGAGAATCTTTAGGTCTAAGTATAAACTGTGGATTTAAAGCTTATGAATTACATATAGGAGATATTGTAAATGTCACTTTGTCTAGTTTAGGTTTTTCAACAAAGGCTTTTAGAGTATTATCTATAACATTTAACGAAGATTATACTATCAATCTAAATTTGGTAGAATATCAAGCATCTCATTATACTTGGGCAACAAAACAACAAGTATCAAGTACACCAACAACTACTTTACCAAATCCTTTTTCTATTCAACCACCAGCAGGTTTAACACTTTCAGATGAAATGATTGAATATGCAGATGGTGTTGTATTGACTAGAATGAATATTGTGATTACTCCAAGCACAGATAAATTTGTTCAATATTATCAAGTAGAAACAAAACAAACTACAGAGTCTAATTTTAAAATT